GATGTTATCCGTCGAATACTGGATGAACACCTCGTTCGACACGCCCGAACCGCCGTCAACGATGAGCCCCACCGTGTCGGCAAACTGGATGGTCTTGGCGCTGCCAAGGTCATAGTGAACGATGACAAACGGGTTTGTCGTCGAAATGCCCGCCGTGGTCAGCGTCACGGTCGATTCACTGTCGTCGTTCGCGTTGTTCGCCGTGCCGCCGTTGGGCGCGGTCGCGGTCACGCCGCTCGACACGCGCGTGATCTGGAAGGGCACCGTGTCGATGTATTGCAGGCCCGGACGGCGTGCCGCGCCGCCCTGCGGCTTCACCAGCACATTGCGCAGCTTGCCCGCGCCTGAATAGTAATAGCGCAGGTCCGTGCGCGCCCGCAGGTTGCGGTCAAGCTCGCCGGCCGAAAAGTTGGTCTGGATGCGGTGGACGCGCGCCATCAGGAAAACCGCGCATCGACGAATTCCGACGTGTCAAACGCGCCCGCCGGGTTGCTAAAGCTGTCGCGCATCGCAGCCTGGGAGAACCAGCCGCCCCGGAAACTCTCCTGCGGGGTTCCCCATGCGCGGGCGTGATATTCCACCGTCAGGTCTTCGCGGTCGGTGAGCGTCGGCGCCAGCGCGGCGGCCATCGCATAGACGACAAGCGGCGTGAAATAGGGCGGCCAGTCGGCCTCTGCCACGTTTTCCTGATAGTCCGCCACCAATACGGTTTCATCCGTGAACACCTGCGCGCCAAAGATCTCGAAGCCGCCGATGATCGGCTGCACCCCCACGCTGGTCGAGTTGTAGATCGCCCGCGGGCCGCTGATGCGGTTGGTCGGAAGCTGGTAGGCATAGCGCCATGCATTGACGGGCGTCGTCACCAGCCGGGCGAGCTGCACCTTGCGCAGCGTGAAGCGCCAGTCGTACATCGACAGGCAACCCATCTTGGTGTCCTCGTACAGCGACTGGCAGGTGGTCGCGCGGTCGCTGCCGTCAGCCAGCGATGAGATCGGCGCAAGGCCGATGCGCAGCAGCGCGCGGTTGCAGACGCCTACGTCAGACAGCGCCATGGACAAGCTCCCGTGGTGCGCCAAGGATGCGGCGCGGATAGCCGCTCATGGCCGTGACATTCGGATAGGTGCGCGCCTCTTCGGCCAGCTTGACGCGGTGCACGTCAGCCTGCGTCTTGCCGTGGATCAGGTCGAAGGTTTCATCCAGCGGCGCGCAGCACACGATGATTTCGTCAAAGCACATCTTTTGGCCGATGCGCACGCCGCAGAAGGTGCTCGTCGCCTCCGACACGCAGCCGGGCCAGAAGTAATCCACAAACGGATAATCCGCCGGGTTTGTCATGCGGCGCGTCCACTTCGCGCTATGCACGGTGAAAGGCTTTGAATTGATGCGCGCCTGGTCGGCACGCCATCCGGCCAGTTCGTCGACATGGCCGCTCGCGATGAAGTCGCCGGGGAACCGCTTGGCCGCGCTGTTGATGCACATGACGCGGGCGTGGGGCCGCATCTGGCGCGCCATCACCACGTCTTCCGGGCGGCCGGGGTCGCCGCCGATGACGATCAGCGTTCCGGCGTGCCGATAGGGATAGGGCGGGACTGCGGACATGTGACCCTTTCAAACAAAAGCCCGCCGCCCGGTTTCCCGAAGCGGCGGGCCAGTATCGACCGATGCCCGGAGCGACTCAGGAACGGCGGATTGTAAAGCTGAACGTCGCCGGCACCTGGCCGCCGTTGATGCCGCCCGTTGCGCCGCCGTCGCTGACCACGGAAAGCACGCCGCCCGCGGTGACTGCGAGCGACAGGTTCGACACGACGGATTGCGCATAAGCCGCATCCGCCGTGGTGTGGATCGTCGAGGCGGTCGGGATCGCCGTGCCGTTGTAGAACGCCTGCAGCGTGGTGCTGGCGCCTGACCCGCGAATGTTCGCGAGCAGGGAGGCAACGCCCGTGACAGTGCCGGCGAAGGGGATGCGGAAGGCCGCGCCCATCGTCAGGCTGATGTCGTCGATCTGCAGCTCCTGCGTGAAGCTTTCGCTTTCCAGCAGGCCGACCAGCGTGACGGTGGTGCCGCTGACGGTCAGGCGGTATTGAGCCTGGCCGTTTGAGGCGTCCACGTACATGATGTCGCCGGTCTTGAGCAGCGAAGCCAGCGACTGGAAGTAGTTGGCACCTTCGATGGTCGCCAGCGTGTCGCTGACGGGGCCGTAGGTGATGATCTTGATCGCGCCCTTCGAGCCGGAGCCGGTCGGGTCAATCTTCGTGAGGTCGAGAGCCATGGTGGTTTCCCTTTCCGCCGATCAGGCGACTTCGACGGTGGCGACTTCAACGATGCCCAGCGCGTCGATGGCAACGCTGCCCGCGCTAAACAGGCCGTTCGCCAGCCAGCTCGTCTTGTGCGGGATGTAGTTCACTTCGGTGCGGAAATCGATGCCGACGGCAAGGCCGATGGCCGACTTCGCATAGGCGTAGGAGGTGCGCGCCGTCGAGACTTTCGGCAGGCCGCCCTCGCTTCGGGTTTCGATCATCGTGAAGTCGAAGCCCAGCCAGTAGCTGATTTCGCCATCGACCAGCGATTTGACCATCGCGAAGTCGGACGACGTGGCCTCGGTCGTGCCGAGAAGCTGTTCAAGGCCCTCGGCGCTGATCACGAAGGAGCGCGTGCCCTTGCCGGATTCGACGCCCTGGTCGTCGAGAAGCTTTTTGGCGCGGCGCAGCTTGGCCGTGTTCATGCCCGTGTTCGTGCCACCGATGTCATCGCTGACGGTCAGCGTGGTGCTGGCGGCGTCGAGCGCGTCAAGGATCAACTGATCCTCGCGGCGGCCGATGGCCCCGGCGATGGTCTTGGCCAGTTCCGACTGCTCGTCGAAGTTGACCTTGGCCTGCTGGAAAATGTCGGTGTATTCGGGCGCGTTCCAGTCCTCCAGCGTGGCGGTCTGGTTGGTGTGCGCGATGTTCATCGGCACGACGTCGGTCTGCGGAACGCGGACGGTCGCGGTGCCCTTGCCCATATTCGGGAAGCGGTGGGTGCTGCCGACGATGCCGGTGCGAAGCCGGACGGTCGGGCGGAGTTTGCCGGCGCCCTGATAGGCGTGCTTGACTTCAGCGTCAAAGCTGGCAATTGCAGCGGCGGAGAGAGTGTTCGACATGATGTCGCCTCAACAGTTGAAAGGGTTTGCTTTCAAGCCGTCAGGCGGTAGGCCGGGGAGGGGCGGGTCCGGGGGGGGGGTGCCCGGATAGGCGCTGCCTCGAATGGGGCCGCTGCGTGCTAGTGCCGGGAGACTACGCAGACACTAGGGGTTGTGTCAAGCCTTCGGATCGGCCTTGTTCCAATACCAACTCGGCTGGTTGGCGCAGATGGTCAGTTCGTGCATCAACGCCTCGGGCGACGGCGGCGCGAGAATTACGCAGTCGAGCCCGAATTCCATCATGTGCTGCGTGTATTTGTGCAGCATCCGCGTGCGCTCGGCCGGGCTGGTCGCCATCGCCACGCAGGCCGCCGAACCGGGCAGGCCCCAATCCGCGCACATGCTGGCGATGTCAGCCTGGTTGCCGAAATACACGACAACCGCCTTGCCCTGCAGCTTCTCGAGATCGGTGTCCACCGTCAGCACGGTGCAGCCGCCCAGCAGCGCGGCCACCACGAGAGCAGCCGCGCGGCGCATCATGCCGACCGCCGGATGGGAGATCCGACGCCGAGGCCCGGTTCCGACGTGCCCGCCGGGTCGGTGCCAAACACCTTCTCAAACAGCGCCTCGACGCGCGCACGCTCCGCCGGATCGGCCCGGTATTTGTCGGTGCCCTTCATCGCGTAAAGCTCCTCTTTCGAAGGCAGGCCCTCGATCGTGGCGCCGGTCAGCGGGATTGGTTTCTCGCCGTAGCGCACCGCGGCCTTGTGCAGTGCCGACAGGCCGAGCGCGGTCGAGCCCATGACGATGATCTCGTCATATTCGTCCTTCGACCACACGCCATCCTTGATCATCTTGTCGCCCCAAGCCACGACCTGGTTGATGACCGCATCGGCGTTCGGACCCAGCTTCGCCTTTTCGGCGGCGAGGTCGAGCGCGGGCGGCACCATGGCATCGACGCCCATCAGGAAGTTGCCAGCCAGCTTGTCGAATTGCGTCTGCGACAGGCCCGCCGCGTGCGCTGCCTTGCGGAACAGACCAAGCGCCGGATCGTCGCCGGGGATCTCGCGTTTCAGCGCCTCGGGCTTGGTGAAAGCGTATTTGTCGTGGCTTTCCGGCACGGTGCGGTCAGCGGATAGCTGCTTGATGTGCTCGCGCGAATCCTTCCACGCCTTGGTAAGCGCGTCGGTGCGGATCTGGCCTTTCGTGGCGTCCCAGAATTGCTCCGGCACGTCGGCCGGACGTTCGGCGGCAGCGGCCGGCGCGGGTGCGGCCGGGTCAGCGGCAGGCGCGGCGGGCTTCGCAGCAACCGCAGCCGCCAGCAGGCCGTCCGGGGAGGATGCGGGCGCTGCTGGCGGTGTCGCAGGCGCAGCCGTAGGGGCGGCTGCTGGCGCCGGAGCCGCGGGGGAAGGGGCGGCAGGCGTTGCGGGTGCTGGTGTGTCGCTCATCGTCTGTCTCTCTTCGCTTTCACGCGCGCCCACCACGCGATGATGTCGGGCTTTTCGCGGTCAAATTCGGCAAGGATCGCCTTCAGCGTCCCGTTGGGCTTGACACCTTCGACCGCGCATTTCTGATGAATGGCTGCGAACAACTCGGGAATGCCAACGTCCGGCGCGATGATCGCCTCGGCCAGATGGTGCAGCCCCGTGCTTTCGCCGGTCATGCGCGCTTTCTCGGCTTGCGCGGCGGCGCGGCCTTGCCAGGATCGCCCGGCGGACCTTCCTGCGCCTTCGCAATGCACTGCCGGATGAATCGGACGATGCTGTTTTGGCCCTCGCGGAAAAACCCGTTGTTGACCGCGTTCGGGCCAAGGTCAGGATCCCACGTCGTATTCTCGGTCGTGCGCTCGGCAAGAAGCTGCAACGCCTCCTGCCCCTCGCGACCGATGAACGGCTTGGCGATGCGCGATGCCATCAGCCATTGCTCGTGGGCGTTCTCGGTGTTAGCCGCCTGCGTTGCGGCATCACTGTTGAGCCCGGCCCATCCGCCGGTCAGGTAATCGGTCAGTGTCTTGTCGCTCAAAGTGTCGCTCCTATGCCGCGATGCGCGGCGCTGCGTTTGCGTTGGCGGGAATTGCTGCCGCCTGTTGCGCCTTCACCTGTTCTGCCGCCATCGCACCGGCCATTGCCTTCAGCTCGGCGCGTTCCTTCATGGGACGGATCAGCTTTGTCGGCACGCCCAGCTTCTCGCCGAACCACGGGCCAATGTCTTCCATCTTCGCCGACAGCATCGACACCTGCGGGCCAAGCGATGCGGCCATCAGCGAGAGCCAGCGGACGACGCTTTCCACGTCGTTGATGTTCTGGATCTGCGCGAGCGGCGAAATCACCTGAACCTGAATTGCCAGGCCATCGACTTTCAGCTTCTGCGGCAGCAGGCCGCGGGCGTCCATGATCGCCAGCACGCGCTGCACAAGCGGCGAGATCAGTTCCGACATGAGGCGGCCGAACGGAGCGCCAATGTCCTTCGCCAGTTCCTTCACGCGCTCGACGATTTCCGTTGCGCTGCGAACCGCGCCGGTCTCCGGCGGCAGGCGGTCGTCGAACAGCATTTGCCGGATGCTGGTCTGCAGCGCGTCCCACTCCATGCCGGCGATGTCGATGGCGCCCGTGCGGTCGAGCGGCATCAGCGACGGGCCGCGCGAGCCACCATTGGACGCAACGGGGATCACGCCACCGGGGCGGATCACGGCGGTGTTGGGATTAAATACGCCATCGTTGACGCCGGTATAAACGCCGGCGACCTGCAGCGCGGCGTTCTTCAGCACCAGCTCGCGCAGCTTGTTGATCGTCTTGATGTCGGGCAGCGCCTGGATGACCGGGCCGCGACCGAACACCTCGCCCGGCAGCTTGAGCCAGCGCGTGGCGATGACCGGCTGCGATTCGTATTCGCGCTCGACGATGCGCGCCTTGTCCTTTTCGTAAATCACCTCGTAATACCAGACGCCCGACTTGGGGTCTTTGTAGGCGCAGGAGATCAGGTCAACCTCGACGGTCGGATCATTCTCGAGCATCTGCGCCCATTCCGTCGGCATGTTCTCGACGTCGGGCCATGTCTCTTCGATGTGGGCCAGCATCACTTTCTGATCCCACATGATGCCGCAGATGTCGCCCCAAGCGCCCTCTTCCAGCATGACGAACGCGGTCGAGATCGGCGCGAACATCACCGGCTTGGTCACGTCACCCTCAAGGACGAACATCACCCCCGTTCCGATTGCAAGGTCCATCAGGAATTCGTTGATGGCCGTGTCGAAGTTAGAAGCCTGCAGGACGCTGAACAGTTGTTCGTTGACGATCTCGAGCAGCGCGTTGGCCTGGTCGCGGAATTGCTCCGGCATGGCGGGCCCGGCGGTCAGCTTCACCCACCGCTGGAACGGCGGCATGAGGTCGGACTGGATGCGGTTGGCAAAGCTCATCGTCGAGCTGATCGCCGTGCTGTCGAAGACGCGATCGACTTTCCGCTGGCCCTGTGTCTGGACGTAGTTCTTGCCGCCGCCGGTCTTGTACAGGTTGCGGTTCGGCTGCGCGTATTCGTAGGCGTCCGACAGGATCGAGCGCCAGTCCTCTTTGACGGCGCGGGCGCTGCTGATGCGCTTGCAAAGGCGTTCGACGGATTCGCGGGCCATCACGCACCACCCAGCGTTGACGCGCCCTGCGACTGGGCATCGTACAGCAGCAGGCGGCGCGCGCCGCGACCACGGATCACGCGCACCGGGCCGCGATTGTCGGCCAGCGAGGCGGGCGTAACCGGCGGCGTTACAGGCGCGGCGGGAGCGGCAGGCGGCGTGTCGTTGGTGACGCCGGAATCCATGGTGACGCTCACGGTGTCAGCCGTGACGGACGGCGGCGCAGCGGGCGCGCTCATCGGGGGCGGGTCGGTGCGGTTGATCGTGCCCATGTCGCCACCGGCACCGGGCGCAGCATCGACCATCGACTGCACAACATCGGGCATCGAGCCTGGCGCGGTGGACGGGCCAGCGGCGCCGGGCCCGTATCCATCGTTCACCGCGAAGTCGTCAAGGCTGGTATCAACGCCCTGCTCGTTAGTCGTGGTGCCGCCTGCGTTGGTGCCGATGCTGCCCCCGACGGAATTGCCGACCGCGCTGCCAGCCTTGCCGCCAACAGCCGCGCCGATCATGCCGCCAGCAGGACCAAGCGCGCCACCAAGCAACCCGCCGATGACGCTGCCGACCACGTTGCCGACTTCACCGGCGCTGAAACTCGGGGATTCACCGTCGGCCATCGTTAGCTCCGGTTCGGATCGAGGCTGCCGCCATCAACGCCCAGCGGCGTGTCGTACAGCAGAAGGGATCGCCCGCGGGTGCGGGCATTGCGGGCAGCGGCCTCGCGGCGGCGGAGTTCGCGGGTCTGGGCGTCAGCGTCGTTTTGCGCGCTCACGTTCGCGGCAGACGCAGCCGCGGGCACATTCTGCGCCTTCGGCCGGCTGAACAGCGATGAAACGGTATCACCCACCTCAACCGAACCTTTCCGCCCCACGTCGCAAAAGGAGGTCATGTAGCCCTTTCGGGCTGACAACCCACGGCGCCCGGATGCCGAAAATTGCCTTGACAACCGTGACACAGGTCATCGGTTCAAACGGAACATACACGCTAGCGGTAGTCCGGTCCACTACCCTCACACACGACATCTGGGGGAACTGGCGCAAAAGGGTGAGCGCGCAGTCGGCCGCCGGGTACGGGGACCAGTCGATCAGGACATGGCTGGCCAGGCCGTTGACGACGCAGGAGCCGTCGACCATGGGCAGGATCGCGAACACGTGCTCGAAGCCCCGCGCCCGGAACGGACGCCACCACCAGCGCACATCGCCCGCAGCCAGCAAGCCGCCGAACATCACGAACGCCGGGCCGTGGTCAAGGCTGGTGTGGAACGTCAGCGGCGGGGTCATGCCGACTTCCTGCGCAGGTAGGCACGGCGGATTTTCACGGCCACCACCGACCGGCCCGTGGCTGCTGCGGCTTGCCGGTTCGATGCGGTCAGCGTCAGCACAGCATCCTCGTTCGCCGTCCAGAAATCATGCTTGCGCGGCTTCGTTAGCCCCAGCCGCAGACGGCGAGCGACGACGCCGGACGTGCCACGGTTTAGCGCCTTGGCAATCGCTTCGTCGCTCATGCCACGGTGGAACATGTCGCGCAGGGTTTCCTCGTGCTCCCGCGTCCAGGCATTGTGCCGGGCGACAGGATCGCCGCCAACAGCATCCGGGTTAAGCACAACCTTGTCTGGCCGGAAGATGCGGAAACCGCCAAAGCGTGTCTCGATTGCCCCAACCCCGATCATGCGGCGAAGGTGCGACAGGTGAACGTCCAGCACGCGCTCGGTTGGCGGGTCATCGCTGTCGCCGTACACCACCTGCATGAGCGATTCCAGCGCCACTGGTTTGTTTGCACGCGCCGACAGCGCCTCGACGATGGCAAAGCGAACCGGCGTCAGGATCATGCTCATGCCGCCCTTGCTGATTTCGCCATTGGCCACGGTCACGTCGCCAAATGTGTGCGATCGCTGCTTGCGCTTTGGCTGGCCACACAGTGGGCAGCTTCCGTCATCGTGCATCATTCGCCTCCCTCCGGCTTCGGCAGTTGCGCCATGTCGCCCGGCATGATCACCGTGAAGCCTTCGAATACCTCGGCGCTCGCCAGCTCGCGCTGCGTCACCGCGCCGGTCGCCACGGCCAGCAGTTGCAGCGCCGGCATCTTCGGGTGCATCTCGATCTCTCCCTTGCGGCCGACAACGCGGCCTTCATCGTCCAGTATCTCGGTGAATTTGATTTTCTTGATCGCCCGCCGCACGCGCTTCGGCAGCGTTCGCAAGTCGCGCGGGTCGTGGTCAAACACGTCGGTGATGTCGCTGTTGCCGATCTCCCATGCACGCTCCAGCACGCGCACCGCGTCCACCTTGGCGCGCTTGGTGGCGCTGCTGGTCAGTTTGCGGATGTAGGTTTGAATCTTGTCCAGCTTAAGCAGGTCGGAGCCGTAGCCTTCGTGGCAACCGCTGGCGCGCTCGGCTGCGTCCACGTTGAATTCGGTCACGTAGGCGCGGCAGAACAGAACCTGCAGATCGGTCAGGCCGCTCGACGGGTCAAGGCCGGACGTTCGGCTAGACATTGGCCCTTGCCGCCAGGCGTGCCCTCACCGCGTTTACGCGCTTGGCAAATTCGGGGTCGCTGTTAACGCGGTTCTCGGTTGCGCGAATGCCATGCATCACCGTTGTGTGGTCAATGCGCGCAAAGCCACGAGCGATCCGCGGAAAGCTGTATGGCGTCAAGTCGCGGGCCAGCATGTATCCGGCCTGCCGCGCAACCGAAACGTGCCGACCGCGCCGCTCGCTGAGAAGTTCATTCATCGACACGCGCCACTCTTCGGCCACGGCCTGCTTGATGTCGTTGATCGTGATCATGCCCGGCCATCCCAGCGCAGCCGCATCGCTGCCGTCTGCAGGCGGTTCTTTGCCGCCGTGCGCTTGTCCATTTCCGCCTGGACAGCCTTGCGCAGATCCGCAGGCTTCGGCAGCGATGGCCACTGCCACATCGCCATGATGCGCTCGACGGCACGTCCCATCAGGTCGGCAGGGATGTCGCCTAGCGCCGCCCGGTAGTGCGCCGTCACCACGTCGCTGTCAAAGTCCCGCGTGCCGAACGCGCGCATGAAATCAAACAGCCGCGCCAGCGCCACCGCAAATTGCTGGGCGCCCGCAGGCTCGAGCCTAGAAACCATCAGCGCCGTCGCCGCCTGCACCTGCGCCGCCGTCACCGTCGCCGGCAGTGGCACCTCGATTGTCCAGCTCTGGAGCGAGTGCAGCAAGGATGCCACGTCGGTCTCGCTCGCGATGGGCAGCGAGGGTTTCAGCGGCAGAGCCACCACCGTTGACCCTCGGGGGTCCGGCCTTGCGGTAGGGGCTGTCGCACCAGTTGCGCCAGGCTGCGGCGAAGTCGACATACCGCTTGTCGTGGGCGAGGCAGTAGTCGCGGAACTTGGTCGCCTCGACGGCGATGTCGGCGTAGCTGAGGCCCCTTTCGCGTGCTGCTCGATGATCGGCCTGATCAGGTTTCCAATCGGCCGGGAGTGGCCGTGCCGGTCGCTTTCGTCCATCTGGCTTTGGCTCCTTTGCCGCTGCGTCAACATTCGGGGGGACTAGGGGGGAAGAAGAACCGTTAGGTTCTTCTATGGATATGGATATGGATATGGAGGCATCGTCTGGGGATACGTTCGGCATATGCCCGGAAGATGCCGCGGCATTACGTGTTTCTTTTTCTTTCAACCACTTAATGCCCGCCTTGCGTGACTGCTCGCGCGAGTTTTCGCGGACCCTGATTCGTTCCGTCAACAGGCGTTTCTGAGTCCAAAAAGTGGTCGCGTCATCAAGCGTCCAGAATGCCATCACGACGCCGCGGACCTTCTGCCACTCGCGCGGGGTGCAGCGCGCCATGCGGGCAAGCTGCCGGTCGTTGTTCGGAATTGAGCATGTGGGAGCGCGCCATGCCGCCATGAGCAGGTGCAGATATGCCCCGCTTTCGGTCGCGCTCAGGTGGGTGGTGTCGGCCAGATAGGCATCTGTCCACAGCGGCAATGCCGGATAGTCAGCCATGTTGAAATGCCCCCGGCCCTGCAAGGTTCCGCGTGACGCCGGATCGGTCGCCTTTAGGCGCGGGGCGCCCTGGACATAGCGAGCGAAACCGGGGGATGTGTCGATTATGGGTCATAGGGAACCTTGCAGAGTTCAACCCCATGATACCGCAGCCTTGGGCAAACGCGGTAATCCTTTTGCCCCCTTGACGCATGTTTTCCACAATGCCCCCACGGCTGGCGGTTGTTCCGGCTATTCCCCGTGAAAGTCCTTCGCGAGCACCGTGGCGCCGCCGCTGATGGTGCCGCCCTTGGTGCGGTCGCCGGCATAGGCCATGCGAATCAGCCGCTCGATGAGCTGCTGCGGCGTTTCTTTGTTGGCGGCCGCGGCGTTGCGCACCCAGACGGCGTGCCGGACCTGCAGGGCGATCGTGAACGTGCCGTCGTCGGCGGGTTTCTTGGCCATGCTCACTTGCTCCGGTTGATGAGTGCGGTGACTTTTGAGCGCAGCCAGGTTGCGAACGGCAGGCCCTTGGCCGCGGCGATCTGGCGCCCCTTCGTCTCGGCGTCCTTGTCGAGCCGGAACATGACGGGGATCGACGGGGTGGCGGCGGCCTTGCGGCCTGACTTGCTATTTCCAGCCATTGTGAACCTCTGTTTGATGTAGTGTTGCGCCGTCTACAGCATAATTACGGATATGTAAAGATTAATGGTCCGTATTTTTCTGCTTTACACGCCCGGCGCGGTATGGGATGGTTTGCCCATTGCAGCATCAAACACGGGGACGGGACATGGCACTGACGAACGGCGAAAAGGCCGACTGCCTGAAGGCGCTGAAAGCGATCCGCGAAGGTCTGGCCGCGATGAAGAAGCTGGCCGATTACAACGGCATCGACGATATCGCGCGCAGCATTGCCTCGCTGGAGCAGGAGGCCGAAATGGCGGAAGACGACTATCTCCCACGCGATCCCGATATGTACGAGGTCGGGCGGGGTGGGTGCTGATATGAACAACCAGCCCGCATATGACGGCAAGCGCCGCACACAGACATTGGCCGACGTGCAGGAAACTATCCGCATGATGGAGTGCCGCCGCGACAAGCGGTTGGCGCCCGGCATGGCTGACGCCATCGTGCGGGTTGGCAATTGCACGGATGAGGCTCGGGAGTGGTGCCGGGCCTACGCTGCCGAGAAGGCCGCGCAGTGAAGCGCCACGGCATCGTCGTCGTGGGCATGGAAACGTCCGGCGTGATGCGCCGCGCTTTTCAGGCGTTGGGGCATGAAACCTATTCGATAGACCGTCTGCCATCTCAGGATGACGGCGAGGAAATGGCATACAGCGCCGACGGCCTGCCGCTCGGCCGTCATATGACCGGCGATATATTCGAGATGCTGGAGAACATGCGCGCCACAGATATGTGGCCCGCAGCCGCCGTGCTCCATCCCGACTGCACCAATCTGACGAACAGTGCGTCATGGGCATTTGCCGATCCCGATTACACGCGCTGGCCGGGTGTTGGCTATCATCAGAAGGTGAAGCCCGAAACGCTGGTTGGGCGAGCGCGCCGCGATGCGCGCCGGGAAGCAGTCGCGCATGTGAACCGGCTGGCCGCGCTGCCCATCGACATCAAAGTGATTGAAAATCCGGTTGGCCACCTGTCAAGCGCGTGGTGCCGGCCGTCTGACATTGTGCAGCCGTATCACTTTGGCGATGACGCCAGCAAGGCAACATGCCTTTGGTTCATTAACCGGGACGCGCAAGTGTTGGACTGGCAATTGCCGCGCGACCCGGCAAAACTTGTTCCGGCTCGCAACGTCGGCGGGCGGCTGCGCTGGGCGAACCAGACCGACGCCGGCCAGAACCGCATTTCACCTGGCGCCGACCGCTGGCAGAAACGAGCCGACACATATCCCGGCATTGCCGCTGCGGTGGCGCAGTCTGTTTCCAATTTTATTGGGAGAAATTGATGCCCCGCATTCCATTGAACCTACTGGACGCTGTGGCACGGCAGCATGACCAGCCGTCGGACGATCGGTTTTACCCGGTCGTCTCCGGTGCGCTGGCCGGGTTGTTCATTTCCGCGCTGGACGCTGCGGAGCACGCCCGGCGGGCCATCATCAACGGCGAGAAAGACCTTGCCCTGCTGCACATCAACAGCATCCTTGCGAGCGATCCGCGAAAGGAAACCAAATGACCGTTGCCGAGTTTATGTGCGCGTTCCTGATCTTTGCCATGCTGTTCTCCCTGCTGGCGGTGCTGCCATGAGCCTGACCGAAGGCATCCACGAGATTGGCGAGACTGAGTATCACGCCGACCCAGCTCTGCAGCCGTCGCTATCGTCGAGCATCGCCCGGCTGCTGCTTGACCAGTCGCCGCGCCATGCGTGGACCGCTCACCCCAGGCTAAACAAGCGACACGAGCCCGAGGAAAGCGGCATCTTTGACATTGGCTCGGCGGCGCACCGCGTCGTGCTGGGCAAGGGCGCCGATCTGTCGATCATCGAAGCCGACAGCTACCGCACCAAGGCGGCGCAGGAAGCGCGCGACAAGGCGCGGGCCGATGGCAAGATCCCCGTGCTGACGGAGCAATTCGAGGGCATCGTCGCGATGCACCAAGCCTGCCGCGCGCAGCTATCGGGCCACGAGGAAGCGGCCGGCGCCTTCACCAACGGCCAGCCAGAGGTCACGCTGATCTGGCGCGAGGGCGATGTGTGGTGCCGCTGCCGCCTCGACTGGCTCCCGAAAGACCGCGTGTTCTTCGACGACTACAAGACCACCACCGACGCATCGCCCGAGGCCGTGGTTCGCAGCGTGTTCGGCAATGGCTATGACGTGCAGGCCGCATTCTACCGGCGCGGCATTCGCAAGATTCTGGCCGTCCACAGCCCGCAGTTTCGCTTTATCGTGCAGGAGAAAACTGCGCCCTACGCGCTCACGGTCGCCGCGCTCACCCCGGCGGCGCTAGACATGGCCGACCGCAAGGTCGATGCCGCGCTGGCCCTATGGTCGCAGTGCATGAAGGCGAACCAGTGGCCGGGCTATCCGGGCCGCACGGTCTATGTCGAGCCCCCGGCCTGGCACGAAAAGCAATGGCTCGAGCGCGAGGAACGCGACCAGCAGCACGGCGTGGACATCAACCGGATGATGCACTGGCAGGCGCCGTTGTGAAACGCACGTTATGTGTTTTCATCGGCGTATTTTTCTGTATGCTGGCGCTGACGGTTTCCGATGGGGACGCCATCCGCGACTTCGGCGGGGCATTTCGGATGACATGGGCCGCACTGGCGATGGTCGCCTTTCTCGCGGCGTTCAACTAGGAGAGCGACGATGAGTTTTGAGTTTCGCCCGGCAAGGGACATTCACGACAGGCACGGGCTTTTTGTTGCGCTGGTCGGCGGGACCAACAGCGGCAAGACGTTCTCTGCTTTGCGCCTCGCCCGTGGCATCGCCGGGCCGCATGGCCGTATCGCCGTGGCCGACACCGAGGGCGGGCGCACACTGCACCTCAAGAAAGAGTTTGCCTTTGACGTCGCGATGATGGACCCACCGCACCGCCCCAGCCGCTATGCCGATCTGGCGCGCGATGCCGAGGCCGCCAAGTATGACGTGCTGGTCATCGACAGTTTCAGCGCCGAATGGGCGGGCCTGGGTGGCGTGCTGGGGTGGGCAGACGAGGAAGCGCAGCGCATGGCGCGCGGCGACGAATCGAAGCTGGAGCGCGTCAAGGGCGCCTCGTGGATCAAGCCGAAGCAGGCCCACAAGTCGATGGTCTATTCGCTGCTGGAGCGGCGCATTCCCATCATCTTCAGCATCCGCGGCGAGGAAACATTCAAGCCGCCAGCCGAGAAGTTCTTTAAGGCCGTCTGCAACCAGTCGTTCCTGTTTGAGGTCACGGTGTCCTTTCGGCTGGCCACCGAGCGCAAGGGCTATATCGACCTTACCGATTACAAGTCGTGGAAGATGGAGGGCGCCCATGCCGAGATATTCAAGCACGGCGAGCAGCTATCCGAGCGCCACGGCGAACAGCTCGCCGAATGGGCGCGGGGTGGTGGGGCCGCCGCCAAGGCCCCAAAGCCGCCCGCTGAAGCGCCGCTGCCGACCGAGCCGCCCATGGCCAACCCGACCGACAAGGGCCTGCCAGACGCCAGCGCAGCCCCGTCGTGGCGGCTGATCAAGGCCGACGGCAAGATCGAGAAGTTTACCGATCGGGACGCCTTTGCCGCCAGGCTGAAGCAGGGCCTGACCGCCATGGGTGACACCGCCCGCATCGACGCTTTCCGCAAGCGCAACGCTGACGTATTTTTGGACATTGCCGCAAAAGACAGTGAAGCCGGTCACGCAATCCAGAATATGATCAACGAACGAATCAGCGAGGTGTCGCTTTGATCGAGGACCGCCTGTCGTCCGGCATGAAGGTAAGCGAGGCGGTCGGCCGCGCCAGCACCTGGTGGGATTTCAAGGGCCGCCACATGGTGCCCAAGGCGTTCAATCAAGCGATCGAAGGTCGCAAGGTCAGCAATGGCATCGTGATCGCGGGCGACGTGGTGGACGTGCTGCCGTCCGGTATCCTGCGCGGCGTCGAGTGGAAGTTTCTCGAACGGCGCGAGCAGTTGCAGATCGTCAAGTGGTGGCATCATTTCGCAGTGGTGGTGAAGGACATCGAGAATCCGAACGTCTCGGCGGATGACCGGGACATGATGAAAAGGTGGGGCATCCAATGAACGTACGAATCATTATTTCCGACGCGCCGGGCGTGAAGCTGGCCGAAGATCACCGCGACCTTGCCGAAGTCGTCGGCATGTCCGCCGAGGATCTGAAGGCGTGGCTTGATGGCCTGGTCGAGCTGACGCAGGTTCGCGGCGCCGCCAAGGTCAAGGCGCGCTGACATGACTGCCAGAGGGGCGCTTCTCCGGCCGGCGCGTGGGGCGCCGGAGCATACCAAGGCGGCCAGCGTGGGCGAGCAGCCCGTGTCAATTCCTGCCTCTCCGGTTCTCACAGAGCCGCATTACGAGGACATGGCCGCCGCCCCCGCTCTTGACCCGTGCACCGCGTATCTGCGCAAGACGACGCGGAAGTACGAAATGGACAAATATGCACCGCGCGCGAAAGCGCCGAACATCCTGCAAAGGTGACGACATGAGCAAGGAAGCGTGGGGCGACTTGCTGGCGGTAACGTGTTTCTGGGTTGCAGTGATGACAACGATTGCGCTGATGCGATTGGTGACGGTATGACAAGAGCCGCCGCGCGCGAGCGCATCGATGTCATGCGCCGTTTTGTCAATGGCATGAACACGGCAGAGATCGGCCGGGCAATCCGCCTAGCCGAAAGCGAAGTCGAACGGCTGATCCACACGCGGACATGCCTCGACATGAAACGGGAGATCGCCATGCTTAAGATGATTGCGGAGAAGGTGGCATGAACATGCGACCTGACTACAAGTCATTCCTCGCGTCGAAGGCCGTGACACCTGCGATCCGGGGACTGGACACCGTGCCGGACCTTGCGCCGCACCTGTTCCCGTTCCAGCGGCTATGCGTCGAATTTGCGCTGCGCGTTGGGTCAACCGGGTGCTTTCTCGACACCGGCATGGGCAAGACGGAAGTTCAGTTGGAATGGTGCAACCAGGCGATGCGCGCCACAAATGGACGGGCGCTGATCTTGACGCCGCTTGCGGTTGCTGGCCAGACGCGCCGCCGCGCCGAACGCTGGGGCTATGAGGCCCGCGTCATCCGCGAGCAATCCGAGGCCGGGCCGGGCATCAACATCTGCAACTATGACCGTCTCGACAAACTCGACCCATCGGCCTATGGCGCGGTGGCGCTTGACGAGGCATCTATTCTTAAGAGCTTTACCGGCAAAACCACCAAGGCACTGATCGCGGCATTTGGCGGGCACCGCTTTCGACTGGCCGCCACGGCAACGCCAGCGCCCAACGATCACATGGAGATCGGCAACTATGCCGAGTTCCTGTCGATTATGCAGGCCAACGAAATGTTGAGCCGGTGGTTTATCAACGACGCATCTACAGCATCGCAGACATGGCGGCTTAAGGGCCATGCCGAGCGAGATTTCTGGCGCTGGATGGCGTCATGGGCACGCATGGCCAGCCTGCCGTCTGACCTGGGCGACAACGATGATGGCTATGTGCTGCCGCCCTTCGACGTTATCCGCCACCGCGCCCGCGACAGCAACGTAGACAGTGACCTTTCCGATATGTTTGGCCAGGTCAACATGAGCGCGACCAACATGCACGATGTAAAGCGGCAGACGAGCGCCGCCCGTGCGGAGAAGGTTGCGGCCATTGTGGCGGAAGATGCCAGTGAACCATGGATCATTTGGTGCGATACCGACTACGAGGCCGATGCCCTACTGGCCGCGATCCCGACCGCGCTTGACGTGCGGGGATCGATGCCCACTGAGAAGAAAGAGGAACGCATTGAAGGCTTCGCGACGGGTTCCATCCAGCATCTGATCGGCAAGCCGTCCATGCTTGGCTTTGGCCTCGACTGGTCGCACTGTGCCCGGATGATCTTCTGCGGCCGGTCCTATTCCTACGAGGCATGGTATCAGGCCGTCCGGCGATGCTGGCGCTTTGGCCAGACGCGCAACCTGCAAGTGCATGTTGTCGTGGCCGAAGGTGAAACCGAGATCGGCCGCGTCGTGGAGCGCAAAGCGGCAGACCACGATAGGATGCGCGCCGCAATGCGGCAGGCGATGCGCGATGCGGTATACGGCGATCAGGTCGCCCGCATCGGTTACAATCCAACACACGAGGGGAGGCTTCCGAAATGGCTATGATCCGCTGCCTGGCTGAACATCACGGCGACAAGTTCACGGCATACAATGGCGACTGCGTTGACGTGGTTTCGCAGATGCCCGATGCCTGCGTCGATTTCTCGATCTACTCGCCGCCGTTCGGATCGCTCTTTGTCTACAGCGAATCCGCTGCCGACATGGGCAACAGCACCGATGACGAGTTCGCGGAACACTATGGCTATCTGGTGCGGGAAATGTTCCGCATCACCAAGCCGGGCCGCATCACGGCCGTGCATTGCTCCGACCTGCCGATGACCAAGTGGCGCGAAGGCGCCGTTGGCATCAAGGATTTCAGCGGCGACATCATCCGCATCCATGAGGCGGCGGGATGGATCTTGCACAGCCGGCGCACCATCTGGAAATCGCCCGTCACGGAGATGACCCGGACCAAGCATGTCGGCCTGCTCTACAAGCAACTGCAGAAGGACAGCATCAAGTCGCGCGGCGGGATGCCGGACTATCTGATGACGTTCGTGAAGCCGGGCGACAACGCCGCGCCGATCAAGCAGACGCCGCAGTCATTTCCGCTTGACCAGTGGCAGGAATGGGCATCGCCGGTATGGATGACTATCAACCAGTCCAACGTGCTCAACGTCCGGGCAGCGAAGGAAACCGGCGACGAGCGCCACCTGTGCCCGCTGCAACTCGACGTGATCGAGCGCGGTTGCATCATGTGGAGTAATCCTGGCGAGGTTGTCCTGTCGCCGTTCATGGGCATCGGCAGCGAGGGCGTGACGGCGCTGAAGCTCGGGCGCAAGTTCGTCGGCGTCGAATTGAAGCCGTCCTATTTCCGGCAGGCGTGCCGCTACCTCGACGCGCAGGACAAGCAGATTGATCTGTTTGCCCAAGAGAATGCGGCAGCTTGATCTCAACGACGCCGCCACGCTGCGGGCGCAACGGGCCGGGCAACGCGCGGTCAAGATCGCGATTGGCCAGCGCGCCGGAACCGTTCACAGTGCCCGGCGAAAGCTGGTCCGCATCATGGCCGCCAGGCTGAAAAGGGAGTTGAACAATGGGCGATAGCATCATCGCATCGGACAAGCTGCGGTCATATGTCGAGCGCATCGAACGGCTAGAGGAGGAGAAAACCGCCCTGTCCGCCGACGTCAAGGAGGTCTATGCCGAGCTGAAGTCGGACGGCTTCGACGCAAAGATCGTGCGCAAGGTCATCCGCCTGCGCAAAATGGACCGCGCGGAGTTTCAGGAACAGGAAGCCCTGATTGACATCTACATGAGCGCGCTTGGGATGCTGGCGGATACTCCGCTTGGCCAGTCCGCCGTGCGCCGTGCAACCAGCATGGAAGCGAGGCCACAGTGAAACGCCACCTGATCATTCTCTCGACGCCGACCGACTTTGACATCAAGGCGCACCTGCCGCCGCGCCAGATCATCTATACCGATCCGGTCGAGGTTGACACTGACGTCATGGGCGGGCAGGCCGACCTTGCGGCGCTGGCCGTCAAGCTGTGCGAGGTGTTCTTCATCGACGCAAATTTCGACTGGCTTACCAAGGAAGGGATGACCAGCGTGCTCGCGAATTCCCGCGGCGTGCGCGATGCCATGACCGAGGAAGGCAAGGCCGCCCTGCAGCGCGACGTGGACAACATCCGCAAGCTGACCGAGCGCGGATTCATCGGCTGATGGGCTATCGCCCGACGTTTAACTTCAGCCAGTCGCCCGTCATCGGTCAGGTTTTGGCCGACGGCACCAGCAAGATCCGCATCACCACCGGCCCGGTCGGTTCGGGCAAGTCCACCGCGCATTGCGTGGATTTAATGCAGATCGCGTCGAGCCAGCCGGTCGAGCCTGGCACCGACATGCGCCGGTCGCGCTTTGCCCTGATTCGCAACACGTCCGGCGAATTGAAAACCACCACGATGAAGACGTGGCAGGAGTGTTGGCCACCGGAGAAGACCGGGCCGCTGCGCGAATCCTCGCCCATGACCCACGTGATCAGCCGCCCGCCGCGCAACGGCCAGCCCGGCATTGAGGCGGAGTTTATGTTCATTCCGCTGGACAAGCCGAAGGACGTGCGGCACCTTCGTTCGCTTGATCTGACGGCGGCGTGGTGCAACGAGGCGAGCGAGCTGCCGCCCGCGATCATCCAGATGCTGCGCACCCGCGTCGGCCGGTTCCCGCGCCGGCAGGGCGACTTCGAGGCGCATCGCGCCACGATCCTGTGCGACACCAACGCCGTCGACCATGACCATTGGCTGGCCACGAAGGAGCTGGAGCGGCCCGAGGGCTGGGCGTTCTACCGCCAGCCGCCCGCGGTGCTTGATGTCATTCCCCATCAGGATGGGCAATGGCTTTGCACCGAGCAGGATGAACGGTTCGCCGGGCGCATCATCCCCGGCCATGCGATGAAGGCGGCGGGCAAGTTCTGGATCGTCAACCCGCAGGCCGAGAACATCAACAACCTGGGCAAGAATTACTACGCTGAGACCATCAGCGGCGCGTCGGAGGCGTGGATACGGCGGTTCCTGCAATCGCGGACGGGCTTCCTGCAGGAAGGCAAGCCGGTCATCCCGTCCTACGATGACCGTGCCTGCAGCGCCGATTTCCCCGTGCTGGAAGGGTTGCCGCTGATGATTGGCGCCGACGTGGGCGGCGGCACGCTGCAACCCGCTGCCGTCATCGGCCAGTATCACCCGGCGGGCGTGTGGCTCATTCACTACGAAATGTATGCATCGGACATGGGGCTTAGTCGCTTTGCCACCGAGCTGAAGCGATTGATCGGAACGGTGCCCGGCTTCGGCCAGACAATCCAGATCGGCAAGGCGTATGGAGATCCTGCCGGCGCAAAGCGCGACGAGCTGTTTGAGACGGTTATTTTTGACCACCTGCGAAATGACGGCATCCCTATCGAGCCAGCGCCGTCCAACGAGCCAGCCATGCGCATCCAGGCGATCGAGAACGCGCTAGGCCGCCGCGTCACCACCGAGTACGGCCAGGCCGGGTTGCTGGTGCATTCGCGGTGCCGGATGCTGCGGAAGGCGTTGTCCGGCGGCTGGCACTACAAGCGGGTGCAGGTTTCGGGCGAAGAACGCTTCCACGACAAGCCGAATAAGAACCATCCGTATTCAGACTTGGGCGATGCGCTGGGCTACCTGACGCTGGGCGGCGGGGAATACCGCTCGATGCGCGGCCTGCTGCCAGCCGGTCAAACGTGGGAAAAGAACGGCGGCGTATTGTCGCTTGACTTCGACGTATTTTCTCAGTAGACAAGGGGGCGTACAACAAGGGGTCAAACGATGAGCGACAAGGTGAATTATTATTGCAGCAGCGAGGGGGCCGGGGAATGAGCGACGCAGAGAAGATTGAGGCCGCGATCGAACTGGCGTTCCAATACGGCGGCATTGACGGCGCGCACCACAAGATGTGGGTGATCGACCAAATGCTGCGCATCCTGACTGGCGACAAATACGACGCCTTGGTGCGCGAATCTTGCGACGGCGAAGACGGCCCGGATACGTATGGGTGGGACACGGGGATAGCGCCATGACCAGCCAGGAAGAACTGAAGCCGTGCGGTTGCGGTGCGTCAGCGCGCGTCGAGAAACGCAAAGGCAGGTGGTATGTCGAGTGCTCGGCTTGGCCTGTTAAAGCGTTTTTCGGAGAAACAGAACAGCAAGCCATCGCCGCATGGAACCGACGCAGCGAGGGGGCCGGGGAATGAGCGAACGTCAGCCGGGAATACATCCCATTGAGCAAGAAATCGCCTGCATCGAAGTGTTCGGCGTCACGGGCGAAAGTGGCCAACCAGAGGTCGGCGGCTTCACGGTCGGCAGCAACGGGGTCACGCGCATCGAGGCGACCATGAAGGACGGGATGTATAGCAACATTCCATACGTGCGCGTGTGGCGGGGTGATGTCGCCATTGCCGAGTTCTGCCAGCACAACATTGCCGGCCTGTATTTTCGGGAGTACCCCAAGCCATGACCACCCCCGCCGAACGTGACGCGACCCCGCTAGCCAGTCTGCCCAAGTGCGGGCGCTGCAAGCAGGAAATAACCTACGGCGTCACCCACGACTGCAAGGATGGCCCATCGTTCATTGCCCGACTGTCGCGCGACGATTCGATCCACCCTGAGTTCCTGCGAGGGCTCAGGGAGGCGGCGGAGATTGCGCGGGAGCGGGCCAAGAATCTCCGCCAAAGCGCCGCTCGGTACAGGGCCGACCTTAACGCCACTGGCGAAGATCGGTGCGAGAAGGCGGCAACATATCTCGAAAAGGCGGCTGAGATCATCGAAGCCCGCGCGAAGGAGAAGCAGCCCTAGATGACCGCGCAGATCCTGCTCATCACGATGCTGGTGACGTGGTGCGACGACTTCCCGCCGTCGCCGTCCGGCCTGTTCTGCGTCGGGCCGGAGCGCATTTCGTGGCGCCTGGACGAAAGCGCGACGCCGCCCCTGTCAGCAATCGACGCGATGCTGCGCGCTCACAACGTCGAGGTGATCATCGTGCCGCTGCCGGGCATCAAGCCGGAGCCGCCGCCGCGGCCTATCGCCGCGCGAGGTCGATGATTGCGGCGTCTTTGTCTTTGCTCGAGCGCGAGCTGCCGAATTCAAAAGCGAAAGCGTCACCGATCATCTTGAGCAGCGCGCCGATCGCCATGTTGAAAATGGCCAGCACCTCGCCGCTGATCTTCCCGATGCTGCCGTTGATGGCATAGATGATGTAGACCAGCGATGCCGTGGCGCAGACAAGCATGATGTCGGCGCGCCAGTTGCGCCGGCCCATGGAGTGAATTGCCACGTCGCGGGCGCGGGCGTCCTGCCGGTCGGCGAGATAGGCCTTTTCCAGCTCAACCTCATAGGCGGCCATGTCGCGGCGCAGCGCAATGACGAGATCGGGGTTGGCGCGCAGGATGGTCGAAGCCTCGTCAGGATCGCTTTTGCCGGTCAGGCGGGTGACGACGCCGCCGATCTTCTCTGCAACGTCGCCGGCCTTGTCGCCGGCCAGATGCTTGACCAGCCCCGGTAGGAATTCGGCCGCCAGGCCAGCGATTGCAAGCAATGGAATAGCCATGGTGAATCCCTCTAGTAGGTGAACACCTGCTGCGGGATCGCGGTGTAGCGGGTGCGCAGGTCGATGTGGGTGAATGTCTTGGCCACGCCGACGGACCAGCCGCGCAGCAGCGCCATGCGGATCAGCCGGGCGCGATAGGCCCCATCGGGCGTCTGAATGTCCACCGCGCAGGTGTCGAGCGCCCGGCCGTCAAAGACGTAGTGCGGATTGCCGATCATGTGCAGGGAGCGCGGGTTGCCGCCCACGCTGGCGTTGTGCTCCGGCGTGCGGCAGGCGCTGGTGACCAGCATGGCCTCGCCAAACTCGGCGCGCAGGTCATTCAGCGCCGACCGGAAGCCGGGCGCCATGATGACTTTGCCACTGGCCCGGCAGGCCAGCTCCGCATCGCTGAAATATTCGCTCATGGAATGTCGCTCCCCTGCTGTTTCAGCCATGCGCGCATCCCCATGCCGATGATCGTGAACAGGAAGATGACGCCCGCGCCTATTCCGACGTTCTTGATTTGCCGGCCAGTGTCTTCCGCCGACCGTCGCGCCCGCCGAACAAACCGCTGGTCGGCCTGAAACTCGAGAACCGATGGGCGGTCGCCGATGTCGATGCCAATGTGCAGCAGCATTTTCGGCATGGCTTCCTCGACTGCCGCGCGTCCGGCCTGCCGGGCAATCATCTTGATTTCGGCATCGGATAGCCTGCGCGGCATACCGTCGTCTATGTATTCAACGTCTGCCATTATTCTGGCTCCCTTTCGGATCGGGCCATGTAGGCGTCACCCTCGGCCTGGCGCGCGGCCAGGTAAGCCGGACGCCAGCGGCTGACCTTTTCGGCAATAATGGCCTCGGGGTCGATCCCGTTGGGTGCCGACTGGACGTGCGCCCACCATGCGTCCGGGTCGATCAGGACATGCGCCAGAACGGCGCGCTCGTCGTCAGTAATGGGGCGTGTCATGGCGATGCACTCCTATGCGATCAGCACGCCGCTGAAGAACGACGTGTCGTTGATGTCAAGCTGGTTGCTGCCGCCGGTCTGCGTCACGGTGACGTGCGCCGTATCGCCCACGTCCATGTCGGCAAGGATGTTGATGGGCGTCGTCCACAGGCTCAGGTCGGCGCTAAATCGCGCCGGGTCATAGCCCGTGACATAGCTGCGATTGCTGGTCACGAGGCGAATGGTCAACTGCGAGGCCGCAGTGTCGATGTCGGTAAGCTGCAGCAGCACGGCAAGCTGGTAGAGGCCGGTAATGGGCGCGGTGAACAGGTTGCTGCCAAAGTTGCCGCCCCGGTCCACGATCTCGGTTTGCCAAGCCACGGTGATAGCCGTGCCTGCCGTGATGTTGGTCTGTGACGCGCTCTTGGTGACGAGGAAAGCCGGCTGGGTCGCATTGGTCATGCGCCCGGTGCTGTCCACCGTGATCGCGTTGTGGTTTGAAATGCCGATGGTGGTGCGCGCCGCATCGGCGTCGGCGTCGTCGATCAGAGTGCGGCCGAATTGCGTGATGGTCGTCGCGGCAAACTGGTCGGCCGCAATGGCGTATAGCAGGCGATCGGCCGTCACGGTGATGCTGGCGATGCTCGACAGGCCCGCGTCATAGGCTTGCACGTCGCTGCCGATTTCCAGCCCGAAGGCATCGCGGCCGGCGCTGACGCTGATGGCGGCGACAACCGGGGCCATGGCGCTTGAAACCGGCGCGTCAGACGCCCCCGCCGCCACCGATGGCTGGCCGCTGCTGTCGAAGGTGAAGAATTGCCCGGCGCGCGTGCTGACGCTGGGGATGGCATTCAGCGTGGTCAGGATGTCTTCTGCCGCCAGCCGCAGCGAGCGGTCGAGGTCGCGGATGATCTGCTGGTCTTGCATCACCAGCAGGTCAAGATCCTGGTTGAGCGCGGTGGCAAAGAAATCTCCGGCCTCGTTGTAGTCGGTGGCGCGGGCGGCCGGCACGTCGCGGGAAATGGTGATGAGGTCGCCGGTCGTCGCGCCGCTAGTGAGGGTGACGTTGCCGCCCGCCTGCACCCCAACGCCGCTGACCGTATAGTCGGTGGTGATGACCAGCGTCGTGGTGACACCCGCGCGCACCCGCGTGACGGCGAGATGCGACTGGTCGAAGATCGGAAAGTCATACGGAAAGACAGTCTGCGATGCCGTCGCCGTATACTGAATGCGGGCGTCGTTCGCCGTGATGGGAAAGTCGGTCATGGCCTAGCCTCCAAGCGCCGCGTCAAGATCGGGGGCACGCTCGGGTGCGCGCTCGCCAGGCGCCCACCAGAACCGTTGACCCATGTCCCGCCGCGCACGGGACTCGGTGTCGCGAAAGGATCGGGCCGCCCGAGGGTCAACCTGCTCTTGCAAGCGGTCGAGCACCTGTCGCTCAAAGGCAAGCCTCGTATACCACAAACTGCCGCCCGGCGCGTAGCGGCCAAGCGCCCGCACAGCTTCGCGGCCAGCGTTGGTGTCTTCGCCTTTGACGGCTTGCTGCAGGTTGCCGACGGTAACGCGCAGCAGGTCCGCGCCAAGGCCAGCAACCGGGCCGGCAAAACTCTCGATCGGCCCGCCGCCAAAACGGTTTTGATCGGCAAAGAAGAAATCGCCGAACAGCCCGAGCCCGCCGCCTTGCATCATGGCGGCCATCCAGAATTTCTCGTTGTCCATCGGCGCCGGGTCTTTGCCGCGCTGCACCTGTTTAAGCTGGTAGGCAAGCGCGCCAAACATCGTGAGCGAAACAAAAATGTCCGCGAGATAGATGCCCTTTTGCGCCACCGATGGCCGCGAAAGGCCGCGCATCAGATGGGTCGCCATAAGCGTTACCGGGAACGATTTATACATGGCGATGCTGCGTGCCATTTCGCCGATAAAGGTGCCGCGCTCGGTGCCTTGGGTCAGGATGCCCTTGACCAGCGCATTGCCCGACGGGATGGCAAATTCGGTTTCCGTCTGCACCATCTCGATCATGCGCGAGGCAAGGCGCGTACCGCCCGGCTGCTGGGCGATAGCCTCAAAGTCAATGAAGTTGGCGCCCTCGTAATCGTAAAGCGGCGCAGCGCGGATCGCATCCCAATCGGCGGCGGTGATGCCGTACCGCTGCAGCGCGTTGCGCAGCGGCGGCGCAAGGTCGTCGATCGGGGACGCCACGTCGTCGGCCAGCCGGCCGAGAAACTCCATGCCGAAAGCCCAGCGTGATGCCTGGGTGTGCGGGGACAGAAGCGAGGCGCGCATCACCGTGTCGGCAAACATGCGCGTCATCTTGGGGCCGAGAACTTCGCCCTGGATGCGCGCGGCGGCTACTGCCATGCTGGTCCAGTTTTCCGCGATCAGGCCAAGGCGAACGGCGGTTTTCTGGTATTCGATGCCGAGCGGCGTCACCAACCGCGTGTAGCGCGAGATTGTGCGGGTGGCCGACAGGCCGTTAAATTGCGTGGCCAGGCGGACGGTGTTCCAGTCGGTCACGCTGGACAGGAATGCGCCGCCGAGCTGCGCCGCGGTCAGCATGTTGCGCAGGCCGTCCATGAAGCGCGGAAGCCACCAGTCGCCGCCCCGGTTGATGTCGCCGGTCAGAACCCTATAGGTGTCGTCAACGATTTTGCCGGTGGGTGCCTTGGCGCCACTGGTCGCCGCCTTCTGCTTGGCGATGTCGATCAGGTGGCGGACCATGGCATCCGGGTTCGGGCCGAGAATTTCCAGCATCGCCGTGTCGCGTGCCATGCGCTCGAAATGCCCCGTGAGGGAGCCGAACAGGTCCGGGTCGCCGTATTTGTCGTTGATGCCCAGCCACGAGTCGCCGTCGCGGAATGTCCAGACGCGGCCCTCCTGATGGCGGTTGGCCACCATGCCCCGTCCGGTAAAGGTTCCGGGCTCGCGGCGCGACCAACCATAGGACACGATAGCGTCATAGCTGCGGCCGATGCTGTCGCGGATTGCCTCGCGGGTCATCGGCATGTTGGTTTCGGGGTCGAATGATCGGCCCGGATCGATGGCGGCCTCGATCTCATCCACAAATGTTTCACGTGAAACACTGGCCACGCGGCGGGCGTCATACTGATGCGGCATGCCCCAGTCTTCGCGCTTGCCTATGGCCCCACCGGCCAGATTGAACCGCTGCCGGGCATATTCGGCAGCATCGGCCCATGACCGGGCCAGCATCGACGCAGCCTCGTCGCCGGTCGAGACGCCGTGCAGCTCGCGCACCACGTTGCGCAGTTCGGCGGTGCGCGGGATCAGGCCGAATTTCGGTTTGAGCGCGGCCAGGCCCTCGTTCCATTTCGCGTGCAGGGCGCCTCGGATGGATTTGATGCGGGCCTCAACATTGGCGTGGCTGGCCCATTCGTGGGTGTCGCGGGTCAGCAGCGACAGAATGCCCGCAATGGTGCCCTGCGGGTGCGCCTGGGCGAGCGTGGCGTTGCGGTCGGTTGCAAGGATCGACAGGTTGGCGAGGCGGCGCTTGCGTTCGGCCTGATAGCCAAGGATTTTCGCGGCGTCGATCAGGGCAGCGGCCTCGGCCTGATCCGGCGCCATGCGGCCCGCGTTCTCGCGCGCCAGCCGGGAAATGATCGGCTTGATCATTTCGGCCTCTTCCGGCGCCATTTCGCCATTAATGACGCGCTCGTCGATGCAGTCGAAAACGCTCATGTGGCGCAGCCTTTCACGATGTCAGCGAGCCGGGCGGTATCGTCGGCGTCCTTCAGGATTGCCTCGGCGCTCATGGTTTCCGCGCGGGTCAGGCCGGTTTCGGGGTCGATCTCCTGCCGGACGGGCACGGCAATGTCCGGGGTGCTGGCCATGATACGGCGCACCTCGGCGGCCTGCGCCGCGTCGAAGGCGGGATCGTCGGAAAGGCGGGCAGTCTGGTCAGCCTGGGCGCGGGCTAGGGCTTCGGCGCGCTGGCGCTGAGGGCCGCCTGCGTCCGGTGATAGAGGTCCGCCACCGCGTCGATCCGCGCCAGCGAGAGCGCCCGCGTCAACTGCGCGGCGGAAAGCCCCGAGAAAATCGCGGGTTGCGGTGACGGCGCGCTGATCTCCGGCGTCAAGGGCGCGGGCGGCATCGTTGAGGGCATCGGTCAGGCTCCCTTCCGTTTCGGTCGATTCCCGCAGGGCGCGGATCAGGTCATCGGGATCGCCCGGCCAGTCGGCGTGACGCTCGCGGATGGCCGCTTCGGCCTCGTCAAGCACGCGGTTGCGGGCGGCGGTGAGGCTTTCGTCAATGCCAAATGTAATACCTTCGCCTTCAATCGCCAACCGTTCGTCAATGAAGTCGCGCAGGTCAACCTCGTCGGCGGTATCCCATCGGTCCATTCCCAGTTGCTGCGCCTGGTAGCGCAATTCACCTTCGCGGCCTGCACCGTAGCGTGATTCAAACTCATCATTTTGCCGCGCTGCCGTGGCATCGCCCTCGATCTGCGCGCGGGCCGCCTCATCGCGACCACGGACGCGCGCCCGACCGCGCAACAGCTCATCATTGAGCGCGTCGGCCAGCGCATCAATGTTATCGGCGCGATAGGCTTCGCGGGACAATGCCGACTCGTCGGCCCCCTGCATGCGGTTCCCAAGCTGAAGCCCAAGGAAACCCTCGCCTTCGGCGCGTTCCAACGCCTGGCGAACCGTCAGGCCATCCGCGCGCAAAATGCGACGACGAAATGGTTTCCCGGTGTGCCACGATGCCAGCAATTCGCCAACCGCAAGATCGCTCAACTCAGGATCGTCGGGGCGAATGCCAACCCGCGAAAGATACTCGACCAGTGTTTCGGGTGGCTTTGTCTGCCGTAGGGGCGGGCCAAGGGGAGGCAGGCCAGCGCCATCAATGGCCCGGTCGATGTCGAATCGCTCGCGCCCGGAAATGGTCCCCTCTAGCGCGTTTTTGAGCAAGGCGCGGGCCTGCACCTCGTCGGGCGTGTAGCCGTCCCGCTCGCGCACAACCACGGCATCCAGTTCCTGCCCCGGATTTGCCCGCTGGGCGGCCTCGACGCGCTTCCGGCCATCCATGACCATGAGCCCGCCGTCTTCGCGCTCATAGACCAGCAGGACGCCAGCACGGGCCGGGTCAAAATCGTCGGGGATTGCGCCGCGTGCCTCGCCTCCGGTCAGCAGGTCGCCCGCACGCACGCGGGAAATACCCAGCGGCGGGGCAAAGGGCGCCTCACCACGGGGCGCGGGCGTCACCTCGGCCAGCGGGCGGCCCTCGGCCACCTCATCCATCGCACGCTGAAAGGTGTCCAGATGGGCGGTGTCGCCCTCGACGGTCGGCGCGTTCGGCGTGCTGTCGCCCACCTCGGCCTCGCGCTGCAGCAGCGCGTCGGCGTTGCGTTCAGCCTGGGTCAAGGGGCGGTCGGGCCGGTTGCCGCGCGACCAGTCCAGAAACTTGCGGGCCGTCATTGGGGCGGCGCGCATGGCGCCGGACAGGACCGCCGTGCCAGCCGCCGCCAGCACTGCGTTGCCCACGGCCTCGCTGAAGGTGTAGGGGCTGTCGATGGATTCCTTGAAACGATAGGTATTCGGCTGCACCACCAGCGCCTCGGTGCCCAGCACGACGCCCGCCTCGATAGCCGCTGCCGTCAGCACGCGGGTGCCAGCAGCCGCGCCAAATGGCAGGGAAACAAGGTTAATGGGATCGGTGACGCCACCGACCACCATGCCCGCCACCGCGCCAAGATCGCCCCCGATGGTTGACCGGCTGGCGATGTCGGCCTCGCTGGCACGCTGCGCCCGAGCGCGCGGGATTGCCGCCGTGCGGATTGTGTCCAGCGTCGGGAATGGCTCAATCTGGCCGGCAAGGTCGGGAAAGTTTGCCCGCATCTTCTCGACTTCGGCGGTCTGATCCTGAATTGCCTTCAGCACGGCACCGTTGGCCGCGATGCTGCTGCCGATGCCGCCGTATTCGGTCGGGCTGCGCAGCCGCTTGCCGGTCAGCTTCTCGAAACGCTGGATGTAGTCGTCATATGCCTCGCTGTAGAGCGTGTAGGCGCTGTCCGACTGGTTCTCGCGGATGAAGCCATCGCGCGCCGCCTGGTAGTTTTCGGCAAAGCTGGTGGGCACGCCGGTCGCGGGTGTGCCGCGCGCCACATTCAGGGCATCGCGATCATCCCAGATCATCGGCCGCCCCGCTTGCGCGCGATGGCGCCAAGGTCGAGCTGGAACGGATCGCCCGCCGCCGTCATGGCATAGCCATTCGCGATGCGGACCAGATAGCGGCCATCGCCCACGCTTTCGAGCACGCCATACCGCTTGATGTCCTTCGCGGTGATCTTGCTGGTGCCAGCCAGCGCGCCGGCCACGTCATCGTCGGCCAGGCTGTCGAACAGGTCGTAGAATCGGTCCTGCGACATACCGCGCACCGGGGCAACGATGCGATCCACCCTGCCGCCGTTCGGCTGGAGCAGGATGCCGCCGGTGATTTCGGTCAGGGCCTCGGAGAAAACGCCCTTGTCGAAGTCGGCAGAGGTCGTCTTGCCAGTCGATGCACGGCGCACCAGTTCGACGGCAAGCGCGGCGTTGGTGACATTCTCGGCACTGGACGGCGACCACTTGAACGCGGCGCGCAGGGTGGCATCAGCCTTGGGGCGATAGTCGACCGGGCCGGGGATGGCGCCGCCGCCCATGGTGTCAACCAGCGCCTGACCCCGGATGATCTCGGAAGCGAGGCCGGGCGACTGGTCGGCGATGCTGGCGGCCAGCGCAAAGGCCGGCTGTTTCTTGGCCACCTGACCCCACAGCACGCCCGCCCGGTCGCGGCCCAGGGCGGCGTTGAAAGACTGCATATAGCCCACCTTGCCGTCAGCGTCGGCCCCGGCAATGCGGCGCGTTACCTGCTCGACTTCCGGCGCGGTCAGGCCCGACGACACTACGCCGTAGCGATCTTCGACGATGCGGGCGGCGCGCACGCGGGCGGCAATGGTTTCCGGCTTGGCCGGATCCATGACGGGCAGCGCATAAAGCCCGGCCTCGGCGCCAAAGGTGATGGGATCGTCGCGCAGGCCGGTCAGCGTTTCGTTGTGCAGGGCTTCGAGGCGCGCGGTCAGTTCAACGCTGCGGCGGTCGGTCGGCGCGTTCTTGTCCTGCGTCAGCGCGGTCAGTGCGGCCCGCTGTTCGCCGGGGTTCAGCTTGAGAAATTCACCGGCCACGGCGCGGTCCTGAATGGCGCCCTCGACTTCCGCCGACAATTCGGGATCGCCCGCCACCGCCGCGCGCAACTGGCCAAGCCCGGCAGGCAGGCGGCCGCGGTTGAGGACATAGACGGCATCCGTCACACCGTCCTTCAGTTCGGCCCGGCGGGCACGGCGCTCGGCATCCTCGGCGATCAGCGCCCCGCGCATTTCAGCCTGGATGCGCTTCACGGTGTCGATGCCGATGGGCGAGGCGGTGTCTTCCTGCTGTTCCTTGCTAAACGTCTCGAAGAATTTGCGCTTGTCTGGCGCGCGGCTGAAACGGCCAAGCACCGTCTGCGAATATGCCTGCTCATCCCAATCGGCGAGCACCTTCTGCATCTGCGCCACGTCCAGCACCTTTTGACGGGTGATGTCGGTGGACATCGTGCGGCCCTCAAAGGTAAAGGCGCCCTGCGGACCATTCTCGACCAGCTTGTCGATCAGCGCATTGCGCGCCGCGACCAGATCGCCGGCCGCTTCCGGGCTGGCATCGGACAGGAATGCAAGGCGGGCCGCGGCGTTGGTGCTGGTCTCGACCGCCGACACCAGCGAGGCGCGGGCTTCCTTTTCCAGATTGTCGCGGAACTGGCGCTCGGCAGCGAAAATCACAGGCCGCGTATTGCGCGCAAAAGACTGGTCGAAATACGGCACCGCCTGCGGCGTGTTCGCTTCCATGTCGGCGCGGAACCCCTCGCGCCAGCCATTAAGCGCAGCCTTCAGCGCAATCGGGTCGGCCTGATTTTCCTGATACAGCTCGTCAATCTTTGCCTGGGTCGCAATGTCCGTCTGGTTGACGAACACGTTAAGCCCGGCGCGGTCATAGGCCCGTGCGCGCAGGGTCGCATCGCCCAGCACCTCAAACTTGGGCGACAGGCCCGCGATAATGCCGGCCTTCTCGCCCTCCTGCACCGCCTGAATATCGAGCTGCGTCTGCGCCTGGTCGCCGATCTTGGCGAGGCCGGACGCAAAGTCGGTCAGGTTCTTGGCGGCCGCGTCCGTCACCCCGATCGACGGGATCGGCGCAATGGTGGTCTGGCCTCCGGTGAGGCGGGCGCGCTCAGCCACGACGGCGCTCCCTCATGGCAGCGTCCAGCAGCCCGAAGGCCGCCCGGCCCACGCCACCGCTGCGGGCGGCGCCCGCTGACAGGCGCAGTTGATCGGCACGCGCCGCACGGGCGGACGAGGCAATGGCCGCATTGTCGCGAGTGATACTCAACTCGCGGTTCGCCGCGGCGATGCTTTCATTCATCACGGTTTCCACGCTGCCGCTGTCGAGCGTGATGCCCGACGCACCCGCCGCCGCGCGGTTCTGGGCCAGCGTGCGCAGCAGCTTTTCGCGAATGGCGTTCTGTTCCTGCTGCCCCTTGGTCTGCTCCTGACCGGCGCGGAAGGTCTCGAACCGGGCCTCGGTTTCCAGCGCGGCCGCGCTTGCCTGACCGGCCCGGATATTCGACAGGGCGCCAAACGCGGTTGCACCGCCGGCAAGAATGTCGTCCAGCGTCACGCTGCCGATCAGCGGCAGGGTCGTCGCCGCGCTCTTGGCCGCCGTCGCAGCCACGGGCACGGCAGCGGCGTTGCCGGTCGTCGCCCGGAAGATCGGCGTTACCACGTCGGTCATACCGACACCTCCATTTTGACGCCCAGCACGGTCATGTAGGCGGGCGTGTCCTGCCAGATTTCCAGCTCGGCAAGGTCGTCATAGCCCAGCAGCCCGGCAAATTCCTTCTGACCCGTGAAGACCGGCGGGGCAATGTCGAGCGGTGATCCGCCGCCGCTGCCCGCGCCGAAGCCCCGAAACGATGCGCGCTCGCCCTGGCAGATCATGTGCACGGTTTCCAGCAGGTCGGCTTGCACGCGCAGGATACGCTTTTTCTTCATCGCCAGCGCCGCGCCGGACTGCGGATCGAACGCCACCGGCATCAGCTTGATCCATATCTCGGCATTGGTCGGGATGGTCTCATCGCTCGGCAAAGAGCTGTCCGTCACCACGAATTTCAGGCCCGCCTCGCGGGTCGTGGTTGCGGCGCGGTCGGGCGTGATGCTGCCGCCGGCCACCACATCGTCATTCTGCACGCTGCCATCGACGATGACCTTGACCGTTTCGCCGTTGATATGGCTCAGGCCCGTGATCGTGCTGCCGGCCGATGCCGCATAGACGCCGCAATCGGTGCGCATCGATGAGTTGAATTTCTCGACAAAGCGATAATCGGTGCCGCCAATGGTGCGCTGCACCACGAAATACACTTCGCTATCAACCTCGGCCGCGCTCTTGAACGTGCCGCGCGTCGTGTGAAGCTGCCATGACGTGATTTCCTGATCGCGCAGCGTGGTCAGCGTTGCCGCCGTGCCATCGCTGTTGATCAGGATGATCAGGTCGCTTTCGTCGGTGCTGGTCGCCTTGCGCAGCGCAAAATCGACCGGCGTGCGGATGAGGTGCGGGGCCAGCAGCGAAATGTTCTGCGCGGTGTAAGCCTGCTCGGTGTCGGTGAACAGAAACTCGCGGATCGCCTTGCCCTCGCGCTGGATGAACAGCACGGCGCCGGACACGTCGATGACCGGCAGGCCCTCGCGGCATCCGAATTTCGTTGTAACGTCGACCGCGACGTTCGACGGCGTGATCGGTGCGCCGGGGTTTTGCGGGATGTACCACTCGCTTGAGCCGGTGAAGATCTGCAGATGCCGCCCAGGATGAAGCGCCTTGATCGCGGCCACGTCGTTTGCGTCAAGCGTGTATTCGATGGCCTCGTCATCCAGCCCGGTCGCCGGGTCGAAGTCGAACAGCAGGCCAACCTTGCTGCCCCACATGGTTGACGGCAGGTCGCGCGAGCCGCCAATCCACAGGCGGCCTTGGTAAAAGGTGCCGCAGATCGGATAGCCGCGGGTCGATGACCATGCGTCTTCGTATCCCGCCTCGAGGTTCCAGTCGCCGGCCGCAATGGCGCTGGTCGAGAAGAACGGCACCGTCACGAACGCCTTGACCACGGTGGCGCTGGTGTATTCGATGATTCGTGCCCGGCCAAAATTGCCGTTCACATAGCTGCCGACGTCGCCGGTCGCCCACACGGCGCCGCCCGTGGTCAGCGTGATGTATCCCGTGACCGCCGATGGGGTCAGGGTCTGCGACGGTTCCTGCTCGGTGAGCGTAAACGCATACTCCGGCACCACGTCCCATACGATGTTGCGCATCGACCATGCCGTGTCGCTGCCCTCGCGGATCAGGCGCTGGGTTGCCACATCCTCATGGAACGACAGCAGCGTATCGAGCGATTGCACCCATGTGAGCGTGCCAAGCTGCGCGCTGGTGTAAGGCGATCGCACGTCAGCCTGGGAAGCGCCATCCTTGTAAATGCGCAGGTTGCGGTCGCTGAAGACCAGCAGATATTGCTGCTCGGTGGAGAAGGTGAAATTGACCTCGCGCGTGGCGCTGATGGTCGAGCCCATTTCCCACAGGCTGAATTCCTGAATGCTGAAATCGTTGGTGCTCAGGTCGGTCGAGCCAATGCGCGCCACGCGCCAGTAGCGCGCCGAGACCGGGCCGGTGCGGCGGCGGTTGCGCGCCGTCGTGTCCACGGGGATTGCCGCCCCCAGCGAGGTGAAGCTGATGTTATCCGTCGAATACTGGATGAACACCTCGTTCGACACGCCCGAACCGCCGTCAACGATGAGCCCCACCGTGTCGGCAAACTGGATGGTCTTGGCGCTGCCAAGGTCATAGTGAACGATGACAAACGGGTTTGTCGTCGAAATGCCCGCCGTGGTCAGCGTCACGGTCGATT